ATTTATGAAGGTTACTGGTTCTATTATACATCTTATTATGCAGATTATAATGGAGATGGTGACTATTATGGAGAAAATGAATATGTTGGATACTCTACTAATTGGGGTCCCGGCGATATAGAAGACATAGGATGGAGGCTGGAAGTATAATGTGTTGCATAGACTGCGGTTGTTGCGACAAGTGCGACTGTCTCTGTTGTAAGGAGGAGGAGTGAAAGCAAAGCAAATGCTTACACTTACAAATATGTTAGAAAAAATAATATCTGAAATGGACGATTTAAAAGCAATGTTAAAGGAAAGCACCCTCGAAGATTTTGAGGAGAATTTCGAGGAGGGCGAATGAGTGGAGGAAATACAAGTAATAATAGAAATACTGGCCTATATACTTGCGGTTGTGGCTGTATTGTTGGGGATTGCTATTGCATTAGCTGTCACTGTCAGTATTCTGAGAAAAACTTACAGACTATTTCCAAAAGTCAGACTTCCAACCTTGAAAATACCAAAAAAGGAAAAACCCAAACAAAAGGAGAGGAATAATATGGCAAACGATAAAGATGTAGCAACAGAAGGAGTAACGTTCAACGATATTTTCATGTTTATGATTGCAGTACCTTTAGTTTTACTCTGGGTAGGTTTTGCAGGATTTGTTATACACAGCGGCTTGCAAGATGAAACAGTTCTTGACCAAATAGAAGGATATACAACTTTAATTGCTATATTAGGTGGGCCAGCCCTTCTAATTATTAAAGATGCTTTAGACGTTTGGAAGCAAGAACAAGCAGAGAAAACAGCTTTTTATAAAGTAAAGGCACAGTCAGTTATTGATTATAATAACGCTGCTCAACAACAAGCTCAAATGATTGAAGCAAAAGCTCAAGACCATGAGCACAAGAAGAAATAGAGGTAAAAAAATATGAATAGAGATAAATGTCCGATATGTGCGGAAGATTTGGCAGGTTCAGAATCTGATTGCTGCGCAGCTGTAAAGGCTGGTGGCTGGACTTATGAAGATGAACCTTCTGTAGAAGAAGTCCCAGTAGAGGAAGAAGATGAAGTTATTCTTGAAGAAGAAGAAGCACCAGAGGAAGTCGTGGAAGAAGAAGAATCTGATGACGACGACGAAGACTTAGAAGCTTATTTGGAAGAACTTCCAGTAAAAGAACTTAAGAAGCTTTGTGAAGAAGCTGACTTGAGTAAGAAAGGCAAAAAAGCAGATTTAGTCGCAAGACTATTGGAATAAGCAGAAGCTTTATATAGTATAGATTACTATTAAATTATGGGACTCTTGTGTACCGCACGAGACTCCACAGCAACTTTGCGTCATAGATGCAACCACAGAGTCCCGCTAAACAAAAAAAGGTTAGATATGAACGAAACAAGTAACAATACCGCAGGAAACCAAACTGCAACTAATGAGACTACCGACGATGGTAACCTCACTGCAATTTTGGATACTGTGGAAGAATCAGGTTTGTTGGACACTTTGATGGACAGCCCTGAACTAGTGGCATGTTTGGCAGTGATTGCAGCTTTAGCTGCATATGTTGCTTATACAGTACCAGCAGTCAGAGCATTAGTTATGCCTTTATTTAAGAAGTACGATGATGAAATCATGGCACACCTTGACAAAGCATTAACTAAAGCCCAATTAAAGGCTTACGAAAAACTTGATGACGAAGTAAAGAAACAAGTAAACAACAAAGTTTTACAAGATGTTATTATGTCAGCTTGGGATGAAAAAGATGATATGATGGCAGATGCAGTAAAGCAGAAAGTTAAGGCAGCTTTAGACGAAGCCAAGTAATGGATTACGAGGGCTACGAAGCAAACCTCAGAAAAAGAGTAGGTGAAACTGAGTATGGACGTCATAAAGAGCTTGTACGTCTTCTTGCACGCAATCTTGCGCTTGAAGACGTGCTGTGGGAAGAAATTCTTGTATCTATTCGGGATGTTAACGCTCGAACAGAGCTCTTGCGACAAAGGAACTCTATTGTTAGGGATATTCATACTGAGTTTCGCGCTCTTAACATTGAAATACCTACTGTAGTGGAAAGAAATACTGAATCCTTTATGGGATTCTTAGGTGAATTAGAAGATGACGATACCAGTGAAGAACGAGGGAACGAAATTGAAGTCAGCACTGACGGGGGCAGCAGCCCATGACAGTCGCAGACTTGAAGAGATTTTTGAAAGCGTAAGAGCAGAACCCAAAAAGATGACACAATTGGTGAGAGCCTTTTGTGAGTCTTATATGGTAGACCAGAAACAGAGACCTTTAAAATTAAGACCTCTGCAAGAGAAAATTATAGCGAAGGCCCTCTGTTATTCTGAGGATGACCCAGATAAACATGTCAAACTGGCAATTTTGGCTCCACGAGGCAGTGGAAAATCATTCGCACTTTCGGTAGCTGTAGTTATCTACATGTTCTTCAAGAGGTTTAGAGACCTAATTTTTATTCTTGCTCCATCTGAGGACCAAGCAGCTCTTATATTTAATTATGTGTATAGACACTTCGCTGATAATACATTCTTAGATTCTTTAGTAGCTAATTATAGATTTCATAATAAACCTAGCATAACTATGAAAGGAGGTACAGTGCTACGTAGAGCCCCATTGGCTCCTTCTAATCAAGGACAGGCTATACGAGGCCAGCATCCTACATTCTTAGTTATAGACGAAAGTCCATTAATCGACGATAAATTATTCGTTGATAATGTAGAACCATGTATTGTGGCTAACAGGGCTCCATTTATCAATTTAGGCACCCCAAAGAGCAAAGATAATCACATGTGGCGTTATTTATATGATGATGCGTATGCGGAAAGCTTTGAAAGGCTACATTATAATTGGAAAGATGCTATAGTGCAAGGTAGAGCTTATGAACCAGCATATACTGAAGAAGATATGTTAACGAAGATGATGGAATGGGGTGAAGATTCCATTTATTGGAAAACTGAATATGAATGCGAATTTGTAGAAAGTGTATCAAATGTCTTCAATCCGGAAAAACTCAAAGCGTGCATGGAGGAATATGACCTCTATACGAGAGATAGAGCTCTCAAGAGCAGAGAAGAACTTTATAACATTAACGTGGGTGTGGATATTGGTAAATCCGTTAATAGCACTGCTATTACTGTTTGGAGGACCGAAAAACATGATGGAGGCAATATTGCACGGCTTATATATATTGAAGAAATTAGTCCTAAAACTGGCGGACATGACATTCCATATCAACGTGAGCGTATCATTGACGTTGCCAAAAGTTTTAATGCTGATAGGCTTATTGTGGACGCTACGGGTATTGGCGGGGCGATTGAGCAAGATTTAAGGATGGCTTGTATACCAGATAGTATACATTTTATAGGATTTGTCTTTACTGGAGGTCCAAAAGGTACAAAAACTCAAGTTTATAGAGATTATGTGTCATATATTCAAAAAGGACAGGTAAAAGTACCAGATTTTAAGAAATTACCTGAAAATGAGTCGAAATTAGTGAGAAAATGGCTAAGAGAGCATACAGATTTAGAATATGTTATGGATATAGCCAATAAAACAGAGAAAATATCTGCTCCAGATACAAAACATGATGATTATTGTGATAGTTCAGTTATGGGCATACACGCAGCACTTTCTATGCTTCCAGCAGAGGGTTCATTCGCTTCTGTTAGTGTAGAAAACAAAAAAAGCTATAAAAACAGCACTTTAGGGAAGGTTAGTGGAAATATGGGAGTATTTACATCTAAAACACGTAATAAACCTTTCTCTAAGCGTAGGATAAGATGGTTATAGGGAAAACCTTTATATAGTAACACACTATATATTATTGTGAATTAAATGGCTCTCCGCGATTATTGGCCTTTTAGTAGGCGCACTTTCGCTACCGTTGGTAGCAATCCGTCTTATGCGAAAGACGAACCTCGCAGTTACGGTGAAGGTATTATAAGAAGACTACGTTTACAGCAAGGAAGGTTCGGAAATGACTATGAAAGGCACATAGGTGATGGTAAAGCATACATGGATGTTTACCTCAGCGACCCTTTAGTTAGAACATTAATTGACTTACCATGCCTTTATGCAAGTAAAGACGGTTGGGATATAGTTACAGATGATGAAGATTTGAGAGATTCTATAACTGAAATGTTTAATGAAATAAATATAGACCAACTTATTTATGGTTGGTTACGTAATGCTAGAATATTCGGTACGAGCTATTTAGAGTGGACGGGTGACAACCTAGTTCTACGCTCTTCACAAAATATGTATATACAGAGGGATGAAAATGGACAAATTCAATACTATTACCAAAAAGTTGGCTCCCCAAGTGAAGATATACGATTTGAAGAAGACGAAATGGTACACTTACTTAACAACACGTTCGATGATTACGCTTATGGTCTTTCTGACATCCATCCAATTCTTTATTTGGTTGACCTTAAAGATTATGCAGAACGAGATGTCGGTACTGCTCTCAATAAATACGCTGTTAGTAGGTTTGATATTAGCGCTGGACTCCCCGATATGCCTTATGGTCCTGATAAAATTAACGAAATTGTGGACGCATTCAATTCCTTGGAACCCGGCGAAGACATTATTCATGGTAATGATATTGTTGTCAAGGAACTTCAAGGTACCCAAAGAGCATTCGAATATGGTAAATATATGGATGATATTACAAAAAAGATTCATATGGCACTTAAAGTACCGATAACCATGTGGGAAAAACCAGAACAAGCTCGACCTATTTTTGAACCTTATGTTAAATATTTACAAGCGTCCGTGGAAGCTGCACTCAATTCGCAGTTACTTCCGCAACTTGGGGACGCACAATTTAAGTTCCGCCAAATCAATGTTGATGACGCTTTTGTTAAAGCAAAGACAGATATGGTTTACCTCGCTGAAGGTGTGCTTTCACCTGAAGAGGTAAGGATGGAACGTGGTATGAATCCTGCAGGAGTTTCAGAAATGCAGGACACTGCTGAAAACGTTAACGTTTCTGGTGGTAAAGACCAAGATAAGAAAGAAGAAAGCAAGAGAACCGAGAACAGAGGTAATAAACCAGCGGCAAATGCCACAGGAGATAGAAAGAATGAGTGAGTACGAAAAGTGCAAGTTAGAGACAGCCCAAACTCTTAAAAAGAGAGGGATTGAAAATTATGAGTCTATGGCAGCAGGAATGTGTAAACTATGGGCTGATGATAATGGTGTAGAGCGAAATTTCGCTAGAGATAGAGCAAATGAGGAACAAACAAGAAGTTTTGCTGTAGGAGTTGGAGAGCTTACCACAGTTGAAGATTTTGTAGAATTCCCTGTCACAGCTATAACATCAGGTCTACACGATGCTGACGGAGACCAAAAGGTTTATATAGAACCGTCCATTATAACTAATAGTGTAGGAAACTTTAAGGAGTTACCTATATATTATACGCACCAGCGTACACCAGAGGATTTAATTGGTAAAGCAGTAAGTCCAGAGGTAATTGAAACGGACGATGGTAAGACAGCTATTAAAATGCTGGCTAAAATCGACAAGAATGCAAATGAAAGAGCACGTGAGGTGCTAAATAAGGTTGATGACGGCGATATTACGCATGTCAGCATTGACTGGGCCTCAAATGACGTTGATGTCATGGGAGAACCATTCGCTACTGATATACGACCCGCCGAAATAAGTTTTATTGATAATGAAATTGCGACTCCAGTTTGTGAGTCTTGCACTATAGATGGTAAGTGTGATGAACACGAAGACCATGAAAGTAATGAAGGAAAATCTTGCTGCGATGGCTGCAAAGAAGGAAAGGAATGCGAAGACTCAAACGAGGATTTAAACATGACTGAAGAAACAGTAAATAAGTCAGAAGCCGAGTCAATAGTCGAGCGAGAGTTCGCCTCAGTTAAGAATGAACTTGCAGAGATGAAAACATCTTTTGAAGAAGTAAATTCAAAATATACTGAAGCATTAGACACAATCGCCAATTTCGAAAAGGAAGCTGAAGAACGAGCAACTGCAGAAGCAAAAGCACGTAAAGGAGCATTCATTTCAAAGATTGTAGCTAAAGAATTAGTTTTAAAAACAATCGACGACGAAGCAAAGGAAGCACGCGAGAAAGAACTATCAGCTTGGGAAGAAACCAAACTAGATGGTTTTGCATCAGCTTTGGAAGCAGTTCCAGAGCCAGAAGCAACCGAGCGAACTTTTGGAAAAGGCAAGGCCCACGATGACGAAGAAAGCCCAGTAGAGGCTGAAGAAACAACCCGTCTATTCGCAATGGATAACGGAAATATGGTGCTCAATAAAGATGCACTAAGGAGTAACTAAATATGGCAACAGAAGTTTTAGTAAATGATGGTGGAGCACCATGTAGGATTATTCCTATTGCATGTTCAGAGGCTGTCACAGCTGGAGATGTTTTAGAATTACATACCGACGGAAAAGTTCGACCTTCAATAAATGATGTAGAACCAGCTTTTGGTGTAGCATTAACAGCACAAGCCACCGCTGGCGGACTAGTAAATTGTATAACTGGTAGTGGTGTAGTAGTACGAGTCATTCAAAATACTAATTTGGCAGCTGGCCAATTGGTTATGGTTGACGGAAGCAATAAAGGAGAAGTAATAGCTCACACAGGAACAGCAGCAGCAACAAAATTCCCAATAGGTATGACCCTAGAGGATGTAGCAGCTGGCGCTTATGTGAAGATATTGAAGTTCTAAGGAGATAAGATAATATGGTAACAGCACAAACAGGTATACTAACATCTGCAAACGCAGGTGACGGTACAACCTCAACAATAGCAAACCGTGTTCTCGTTGATTTTAAAGACGCATTAGCAGACTATAGAACTACATCAATGGATGTATTGTCTATGTTTTGTGAGAACATGGAAACAGACACAGGTGGAGATATCGATTTAACTATTGCAAAGCCAAGCATGGCTATGGAAGAAATTGATGAAGGTACGACACCAGCATATCAACACACTTCTCTACGTAACGAGCGTATCAACGTTAAAGAATGGGGTATGGCAGTAGCCGTAACTCGCAGAATGATTGAAGATTCAAGATTCAATGAAGTTGAATTAGCTTTGAACGAAGCAAAGAGAGCAGTTGAGAGACACATAACAAAACACGCAATGTATGCATTAATGGGAGTAGGAAACGCTGTTCTAGGAACAGGTGTATCTGACACTACCATTACTACAGGTATAGAAACCGCAGTAACAACTTTCGCTAACAATCCGCACGGTGCTTTCTACGGAAAAACACCAGAAGATGGTTCAAGATTGGTTGACTACGGAGACAACACAGCAGCAGAGTTAGGAGCTTTAGCTTGGGCTAGTGGAAGCAATACTGGTTCACACTATCAACCAAGTGGAGGTTCACAGACCGCTCCCGGTCAAATAGCTCTTTCTGATGTTACAGGCGCTATAGAATTCATGTCACTTAAAGGTGCAAACCCAGATACTATTTTAGTATCACCTTCGCACTACAAGTCTTTACTTGATTTAGCAGACTTTACTACAGCAACAACCGCAGATTCTCCATCCCGTGGTGGAAATTTAGGTGCAGTAGATGATGCAAACCGCTCTGGAATTATTGGTAATTTGTTTGGTCTTAAAGTCGTATCTAATGCTTGGGTTCCAACCGATAGATATGGTATTTTTGATTCAACTATAAAACCAATGGCTTATGTTCAAAGACGTGGTTTAACTGTAGAAGAAGCTAATCCCGGATTC